AGACCTGAGATTACAATACTGATGTGATCTAATATAATACAATCACATTCCATCCCCTTTACTAAGTAACGAATCTTATTAAAGAGATGATCAGGTTCAACACTTCCCCAATGATCATATAGAAATAAGTTACCTGTACCTAGTACGTTATCAAATCCTTCCTTTAATTCCTCAGTTGTACTCTCTATATTCTGTAGATGAATAGGTTTATTTAAGTAGAGTCCTATAAATCCTAAAGCTGTACGTTTATTGTTCTCTTCTAGTGCTAAGTAACCTAGTTTAAGTCCTTGTAACATCAATGAGTAGCCTATCTCTCTACATATTTGAGACTTACCTACTCCACTACCTGCTGTTACAGTTACAATTTCTCCTCTCCTTAAACCTTGGGTCATCGCATTCAAACCTGAGAAAGGATAAGGAAATGATTCAATGTTTTCCTCAGATGAAATCAGAGGCCATAAATCTTTCCCATCTATGATACCATCAGGTCTCCAAACCTGTGCGTTCCAGATAGCAGAAATAATATCACTACCTCTACCTTCCGTCAACATTTCATTGGCATCCTTCAATGGAAGGTGGGCAATCTTAACTTTTCCAGGTGAGAACAGAGGTACACATTCTTCTATTGCTTTCTTCCCTGCCTCATCCTGATCAAACATCAGAATTACTGAGTCGAATCCTTCTAGGTATTCGATCTCTCTTTGAAGACATTTCTTTGCACCTCCTGCACCTGTAGATACTGAGACAACAGGCCATTTATTTCCTTGTGCCTGTGATACTGACATAGCATCCAGTTCACCTTCAGTTACTACTATCATCTTCCCTTTAGAGAAGAGATGCTTACCAAATAAGTTAGCCTTCTTAGTATCTCCTAAGAATAGAAAGTCCTTGTTAGAAAATCTTAATTTCTGTGCGATTATTCCGTTTGAACCTTCGGCTCTATAGTTAGCAATCTGTACTTTCTTTCCTTTGAAATCACCTATCTGATAATCCCATTTGTTTATAGTATCCTGTTCGATACACCTTTTTTGTAGCGGTAATCTTTCACCCGATACGAAATCAGTTTTCATTTTTTCCTTCCTCTCCGAAAATTTTTCAGTTAATATTTCACCTTGTCTGTAGCCACAACCAGGACTAAAACAGAAACCATGACCATCATCATAGATGGCAAGGTTATCATTAGATCCACACTTAGGACAAGGTACATGAGTAACACAAGTAGAATCTACTCGCTCTCTTCCAAAGTCGTCCATGTTTTATCATCTAGTTTAGAGTATGCAGTTAAACCACCAACATAAGTATAGCCACTTGCTCCTAAGAAGTCTAAGAACCTATCCAATAATAATGGTAGTGTCTCTGCTTCAAATCGCATCTTAACTAGATTATGTGAGGGAGGATTAAAATTCATTCTCACTTGACGAAACGAATAGGTCTCTTCCATTTCCCTATCTTCATCTTCCTCTTTCGGTACTGGTTTCATACCAGACCAATCAACTTTCTCTTGCATGTTTCTCTTCCTGTTATATTTAGTTTTTACTTTATGTATTTGTGATCCACGATTTTTAATTCCTTTCCCCATTGTTTCTCCTTTTTAAAAATCAAACCATGCTTGTACATCAAAGTATGGACTGACTTTGTTGGTGTCCACTTCATTGAAGCCTACCACTTTTGCTTCAGGATACAGTAGACACGTTGATTTTACTAGAGTCCTTAATGTTTCCCATTGTCTAGCAGTATAATTTAATCTAGGTTCATTGTCTTCATCAGTTACCGTTCCACCAATTAGACATATTGATACTGATTGATCATCCAAATCTTCCGTATGTGAACCTACCTCATCTATATCTCTCCCTGCTTCTGTGATTCCATCTCGTTTTATTATCAAGTGGTATCTTATATTTAAGAATCCTTTCTGTCTATGTAGTTTATTTAATTCACATACTGTTAGGTCTTTACTAGGAGGTGAATTACTACAATGAATAATAATGTACTTAGTTTCTTTTCTTTTTATTTTTGGTAGAATCATTTTGATTTAGCCATGCTTCAGGAATGTTTTTATCTGCAAATTTAAACTTATATTTGACAGCCCATTCATAACATTTTAGATTTGAACCTTGTACTTTTTGATTTTGATTATAAAAAACTAATCTAATATCTAATTTAGGATGTGCTTTTTGAACTGCTCTCAATGTTCTCTGAGCGTTTGTCCTAAAGAAACCTTTAGCTTCTATTATTATTCCGTTAGGTAATATGAAGTCAGGCTTATACTTTCCTTCCAACGTATAGCCTAGAACAAGTGTTTCGTATTCATAAGCTATACGTCTTTCGTCTAGGAAGGAGCCTAGTCGTTCTTCAAATTGGTTACGGAAACCTTTAGAAGTCCTCATCTTCTTCTTTAAATTCCAAAGAGGTTGAGTCTGAAGCATCTTCAAACCCTTCCTCCTCTTCAAATCCCATATCTGCAACAGGATTATAAGGAATCAAGTTGATGATTTGTACTGCATCCATGTACATTGTCACTCCTGCTCCACCTTGAACCATCCAAGTGACAGGACGGAAAGAAACTTTAACTTCTGAACCTCTCCCTATTGATGCATTACAAGGATGCAATTTAGAATCAATAAGTCTAATCGTCACTTTCCTTTTCTCTCCAGTTTTACTTTTGAAGAAAGGTTTCTGTTTGAATTTAAACAGAACATCATCCCCATCCTCCTTATAAGGTGGGTCTGCCTGTTTAGTTGCACCTGAATCTTTCAAAGACTCATCCATCCACCCATCAATCTGAGCCATGAATTTCTTAGCGTCTTTACGAGGTATTGTAAAGGCTAATTGATACTCCCCTTCATCTGAAAACTTAGTGTTGGGTCGTTCAATGTATGCCCATGTCACATTTCCTCTCGGTGATACTACTCTATCCATTTTTTATTCTCCTTAAATGAATTATTATTATTAATATATTTAAACTTTCATAAGCCTAAATACTATAAGGGGAGTTAATTAACTTTTAACAGAAAAAGTATTTAGAATCAAGGACTTCTGTTATATCTAGTTCCCCTCTCTTAGGAGGATTTGGTACTTGATCTACCACCTCCAAAGCTGCTTGTTTAAACTCCTCAAGAGGATCAAACTCTTGGTAAAGTTTAACGAATGCCTTCCTTAATAGGTCTGCTAATATAGGCGTGTTGTGGGCGTGTGTGCCATAGGAATCATGTATCATTTGAAATGCTTCAACTCCTTCCTCAACACACATGTTTACTGTGAAGGTCAAGGCACAGGCATCTAGAGAATGTACGAAATTAGGTGCTGAACCATTAACTGCCCTCCTATTGTCTATCCCTGTGTCATCTTCCACCTGTACTGTAGGTTTTATTAGGATACCATCTATATGAGTGAATATTTTCTTCTTACTTACATCCTTATATTGCTGATGTACTACCATTCCTGAAGGAACCCACCATATTAAAGGGTAATCCTCTTTACTTACTATACTTGATACTTTCCTTATCCAGTTCATTGCCTCCTTTGCACTCACTACTACCTCAGTAATGGCATTCCATACCCTCCCTGTTATCCAGTTCACAGGTATATACAATGGTAAGTTCTTATCCCAAGGCCAATCTGCACCATCATAAATAGCATCTCTTACATACTCCTCTACATAACTCCTACAACTGAATCTTGTACCTCCGTATGGTACTACCATTACTGGTCTCTTTGTCATCTTCCTGTTTATCAGACCTGAATTTAACCACTTCTCTGCCATCTCATCTCCCTCTTCCATCTCTCTTCTTACATCCCTTAGAACACAGTCTGCTACATCTTGGTATATGTCCTGTGGATCACTCTTATTCATTAGGTTGGTGGCCTTACCACCTATCTTACACCTTAACATGGCAGAGTAATGTTGTAGCCCATTGTTGCTACCATCCAAAGCTATTGGTAAGCTGGACTTATATCCGAAACCTTCCCTCTTAAATCCTGCCCATTCGTAACAGAATGCCAAGAATAACCAAGGATGATCCACTTTTTTCCAGAAGTCATTGTCCAAATCATGCCTTGCTACTCCTAGTATCTCTTCTTCGTTTGCTTCTACCCAATTTATTCTTTCTTGGAGGGTTAGTTTATCCACTCCTGCACAGTTTGCACCATGAATTGCTAACCAATCTGCCTGTTCCTGGTTGTCTATCGGGAGTGCATTAGCAAAAGTTAATAGAGACTTTGCGTACTCAGTCCCTTGAGGTGTAAGGAAGGATGATACTGTGTATTTCCTACCTCTGAAGTCTACTTGGTAAGGAAAATGTAGACCTTCAAACTTTGAGAACTTTTCTGCCATTGAGATTGTCCTCATGAACTGTAGTATTTTAGATTTCCTCCGAATATTCTCGGCATAACATTCTGAAGCCACAGTTTTCCAATCTATAAACTGCTTATACATTACCTCATCCATATCTTTCTTCTTCATCCCTTTCTTTGCAGGACATGGTGGGATAGTTGCTTCAGTCCTATCAGGCATCGAACCTATAGTCCAATTCAATTCCCATGCTTTATTCATAATACCTAGTACCTTCTTATTTACACACCATTTAGTTTGTTGGAGTGCATTGACGGAACTATACTCCTGTTTCATGTCATGATATGCCAACTCACTTGCTATATTTTTGTTGCTGGTTTTTATGAAGGATACTCTGTGGGTTAGGTAACCACCACTATAAGGTGAGTTCCAGTTCAGAGGTGTACATACCATTGGTGAGAATGCAGGACTAAGGACTTCACCTTTACTATTTATCTTCTCGATCCAATCCAATGTAGTATCGGTGGGAAGTAAGGTTAGTTCTTTCTTCTTCCTACCCTTAGTCATTGTCACTACTTTAATTAGACCAGTTGCACGAACTAACAGGTCTACACACTTCAATCCTACCTGAATTCTCTCAGTAACAGTCCATGTATCGGTCTGATCCACTTCTATCTTATGTTTACAATGCTTTAATAGACCATACCTACGATAGTGCCTAGATGCTGACCTCTTTCCTACTTGATTCTTTAAGTAGTCAAAGAAATGCTTGTCTTCCTCCCTGTATATATTAAACTTTACTTGATCTTCCAATGCCTGACCTATCTTGAATGCCAAGTTGGTAAGTTTCTGAGACTTGGAGATACCATCCATCACCGATCTAAGGGTAATGAATGCCGATACCTCACTATCTAACATGGCTAAGAATGGGGCAGCTAGGGCTTTTCTTCCTGCTCCACCCTGTAGAGCTTCACCTACAAAAGAATCTATTTTTCTTGAGAACTTATCAACACTCTGCTTCATTAATAGAATACCATGCAGAGATATTGACTCTGAGCCAGAACTTTTAGCCTCCCTTACTTGCTTTCGGAACTTCTCAATTCCAAACTCAACCATATCATCTTCTAATTTTTTCTGCTCCTCAAATATATTCATTTCAGTTTCGTTTCAGTTATAGATTTGTGTCCACAATGAGGACAGGTAAACTGTGTCCAGTTTTTCCAGTTCCAATATGGACATTTAGGAGTACGCCAACCAAAATACTCTGTATGTAAGGCATAACTCCACCAATTTTTACAACTACCACAAGTGAAATGATATATACGTTCACTTGTCCATGTGTGTCTCTTGTTATCTACTCCTCCTTCAGTTCCCATCCTATAAACCTGTTTCTACTTTTTGGAACACATTTATCCATCCTTTCCTGATGGTTCCTTAAATCTGAGAACCACTTAACAGGACATGGTGTAGGTGTGTCCATTATAAAGTTTGTCGATAGTAACAAAACTATTACACCTATTATTATATTTGTCATCACTAATTTAAAAGTTTAGGTTTCCAATACTCCATTATAAATACTTGTACCTCATCCTCTGATGCCACATTACAATAGTAGTCGTTCATATTACTTCTAGCTATATCCTTTAGATGTTCTAAGGACATATCCTCTACATAGAGAGCTACAGTTTCCTCTATCCGTTCTATCCTCTTAGCTTCTCTCATCTGTCGCACCTCTGTCCGAGTCAGGTTCTTGATAACGATGAGGATAAGGATTCTGATAATCCTGGTCATCACCATGAAATGTCGAGCGTTCTTCATCTTTGTGCCTGTGATAATTAAACACAGTCTTATGGTAAAAATCTAGCATCTTAACTCCTTCCTTCCCTTTCTTTTTCTCTTGCACCTTAACTATATATCCTTTAAATTTATCTGAAGTTTTGTATGTATGTATTGTATATACTATATATGTTCCCATATTCTTTTAAGTTATTGAGGTTCGGAAACTAACCATGCAGTTATGGCCTAAGACCTCCCCTCTGAGTTGTACGCTCAAGTCTTTATGATGTGGACTCCGGATTAATTACTCTTAGTACCACTATCATTCTTATATTAATAATAATACCCAATGACAGCTTGTTATATATAACAGGCAAGCCATGAGTACTATAAATAGAACTATGGTTGTTAAGTGTATCACTTTTACCCTAGTTTTGCTAGTATGTACATATTCCATTCATTGAAGAATGAGATATATGAGTACAGGATTAGTAATAGTATTGTGAATTTAAACATATTTTCCTTCCCCTTCCTTTCCTTTTGATGTGAACGGAAAGTGTGCTTCTTACCTCGTTCTGGGCTTCAGAGCGACCTCCTACATACCCTTGTATGCCTCACACACTCTCCTTGAGGCTTATCCAAGACATAGCTCAGTCAACTACGCCACAACTTAATACCTCATTGTTGTTCTTGAAATAGGGTACGGATTGCGAAACCTTCTCCTTCAATCCCCATCTAATCGAGGCAAGCTGGTCTTTTACCAGACATACCCTATTAATTTGGTGGGCAAGGTAGGAGTTGCACCCACTTCGTCATACGACACCTGATTTACAGTCAGGTTGCTTTCTCCATTGCATACTTACCCTCTAAAAGAAATCTGGATGCTCTTTCTTTGCATACTTTATT